CGAACAACCCGCGCTACATGGTCACCAAAGGTGGCCTCAGCAATCCCCGAGAGCTTATCGATAACCGCGTCGGTGGCCTGGTCAACGTGACCCGCCCTGACGCAATCGCACCGATGCCTCAGGCGCCGCTCAATCCGTTTATCTTCCAGACACTGAAAGAGCTGCAAGAGAACGCAGAAGAGAACAGCGGTATCTCGTCACTGACTACCGGCATGAACAAAGATGCAGTCTCGAAGCAGAACAGTGCCGCCCTGGTAGAACAGCTCGCGACCATGTCGCAGCAGCGCCAGAAGGTGATCGCTCGCAATTTCGCCAATCAGTTCGTCCGGCCACTGTTCCACGAGGCCTATCGCCTGGCAGTCATCAATGAAAGCCAGGAGAAGATCGTAGACATCGCCGGCTCCTACGTCGCTGTGAACCCATCACGTTGGAAGGAAAAGCGAGACGTGTCTGTCGAGCTGCATCTCGGATATGGCGAGCAGGACCGCGAGGCACAAAAGATGCTCGCTATGCACCAGCTCTTCAGCCAGGACCCGGCCATGCAGCCGCTGTACCAGCTGCCCAACCGCTACTCGATGATGAAGACTGTCCTGGAGAACCAGGGCGTCCTTAACGTCGATGACTACCTGACATCACCTGACCAGCTCCCACCACCACAGCCTGACCAGGCTCAGCAGATGCAGCTCCAGATGGCTGCCAAGCAGATCGAGCTGCAGGAACGTCAGACCCAGATTGCAGAGCTGAAGGCTCAAAGCGATGCAGAGATTGCACGTCTGAAGCTCGAGCTCGAGCAAGTCAAGGCTGAGGCGTCACATGCGCTCCAGTCTGACAGCATGGATCTCAAAGAAGATCAGTTCGCACACAAACGTCGTATTGACGAAGGCGAGCTCGAGATCCTTCGCCGCAACAGCACAGAAGTTCGCGGCATCGCCAGCCCGACTGGCTAACACCACAACAACCTAAGGAGAGAGCCTCATGTCGAATGAGGATGAGCTCGTGCGCCTCGGTGCAGGAGCTGCAACGCTATTGGAGAGCGAGGTTTTTAACCGAACCATCAATGACCTGGTGAACCAGGCTTTCCATACCTTCTGCAACTCGAAGCCCGAGGACACAGAAAACCGAGAGCTGGCTTACCACCATTATAGAGCCCTGACCGACATCGTCCACACACTACAGCAGCGTGTGTCTGTAAGAGACGAGATTGTCGCCAAGGGCGCTGCTGACAACAAGCAAGAGGAAAGCTAAGCACCATGCAAAACGTGCAGCAAGAGCTGAACTTGGACTACCAGGTACCCGAAACGGCTACACCGGTAGAAGACGCCATCTTAGCTAGATGGTCTACAGACGCTCCTGAAGAGGAGCCATCACAAGACGAAAGCGAAGAGGCACCGACAGAAGAGCTGTCGGAACAAGAGGAAGATGACACTGAACCTGAAGAGCTCGAAGAGTTAGACGAGGCCTCGGAAGAAGAAGAGGATGACGCTGATGACGGTGTGGAAGATGAGACGGAAGATGAGCAGGATGTTGATAGCGATGTCGATATCTCTGACGAAACTGAAGTTGAGTTTACTGTCGCTGGCGAAGTCCATACGAGCACCATCGGTCAACTCAAGCGCCTGGCAGGTCAGGAAGCTTCCCTCACTCGCAAGAGTCAAGAACTTGCTAAACAACGTAAGGACGCCGAAGACGTGTCCAATCGTAGTCATGTGGTTCTTCAGCGTTTGCTTGCAGACGCTCAAGAACGTGCAAAACCGTATGAAGACGTCGATATGCTTGTCGCATCTCGCACGATGGAAGCGGGAGACTTTGCACAGCTTCGTAAAGAAGCTCAGGAAGCGCAAAGCAACCTGAAGTTTCTACAAGAAGAAGCGGACACCTACTACAAAGACCTCCAACAGCAACAGCAGGCAGCAATGAAAGAAGCTGCCGGCGAAGCTGTGAAGGTGCTCCAGGATACGGTCCCAGATTGGTCGAATAGTCTATATAACGACATTCGCTCATATGCGGTCGCCCAGGGGCTGCCCCAGGAACAAGTTGACCAGTATGTCGATCCTATTGTGATCCAACTGCTGAACAAGGCCAGGTTGTTCGACCAGGGCAAACGTGTTGCCACCGTCAAGAAGAAGACGGCTGCAAAGAAGAAGGTATTGAGATCCAAGAAGGCGCCGGCCAATGCTCAAACAAGAGCTGCCGCCAAGCAAGACAAGGCCCTCGATAACATCCGCAACTCGCGTGACAACGAAGACATCGCAGACGCGATCCTGAAGCGTTGGGAGCAGTAATCTGTAAACCCTAGCTCAGAGAAGGAATTACCCCATGAGCCTCTATTCCACATATGACCAGGTGGGCAAGGCTGAGGACGTCCAGTCCGTCATCCAGAACATCACCCCCCTGGATACTCCGATGTATACCGCCATCCGCGACCAGAAGGTCCATGCGCGTGTGTATGAATATCAGACCGACACCATCGATGCGCCGGCTGATAATAAGATGGCCGAAGGAAGCGATGCGAGTGCATCGGCCCTGACCCCAACCACAATGATTACTGGGAACACACAGATCCTCAGTAAGACATTCAAAGTCAGTGCCACTGCAGATGCCATCAAAACGTATGGCCGCGCCAAAGAAACGGCCTACCAGCTGTCTAAGGCCCTGAAAGCTCTCAAGAAAGACATCGAATTCGCTTACGTCGGCCAAGACAATGCCGGCGTAACTGGTTCGGAGTCCGCTGCTCGAGAGATGGACAGTGCGTCTCAGCTGATTGCATCCGGTGTTACAACCGATGCCGGCTCTGGTGCAACCGACGCCCTGACCGAGGCGAAGATCAACGAGACCCACCAGGCTGTCTATGAGGCAGGCGGTGATCCATCGATCTTCATGATCAAGCCTGCCGATGCAACCATCGTCGCCGGCTTCACCGGTGCCTCCGGTCGCCAGCGTACCTTCAACGACCAAAACCAGACCCTGACCAATGCGGTCAACATTCTGGTCACACCTTTTGGTGAGCTGAAGGTCGTCCTGAACCGTGTTCAGATGAGCACACATGCGTTTCTGCTCGACCCGACGATGTGGCGCTCTGCCGTCCTTCGTCCGACGTCCCGCACTCTTCTTGCGAAGAACGGCGACGCCGACACCCACTTCGTTGTCTACGAAGGTGGCCTGATGCACCTGCATCCGTCCGCTTCCGGTCAGATCAACGGCCTGTCGTAAGACAGTGAAATAGGCGTGGGTGGGAGCCCTCTGGTTTTTCGCTCTCCTTGGCCAGAGCCCACCCACTGCCTTTTATCTTCAAGGAGACATTATGAACAAGAACGACGTGAACCTCATAGGTTCGCAAGCCGATTGGCTTGAGGACAGCGATGGTTTGGTTCTCAGGCACACCCAGGACATCTCACAAAGCTTTCTGGATGGCATCAAAGAGACCAGGAACCAAAGCCTGAACAAACGAGAAGGCGACTACATGTCTGTCGCTCAGATCCCTGTGGTCGTCGTGGAGAAATGGATGAGGGAGGGCTTCGACATCATGGGCCCAGGCATCACAGCCGCTGACATCGTCAAGCGTCTGAAAGCTGAGAACCTCGATGCATTCCTGACAACAGATAAGAGTGTCTGACCATGGCTTACAGCGGTCCTAAGAAGTTCTCGAAGAAGGTCCAGACCAAGTCTGGTCGAACCAAGACTGTCCGTTACGGCGCCAAGGGCTACAGCATTTCCCCTGGCACTAAAAAGGGCGACAGCTATTGCGCTCGCTCGAATGGGCAGATGAAGAAGAACCCAAAAGCCGCCAAAGACCCCAATAGTCCACTGCGTCTGTCTCGAAAGAAATGGAAGTGCAGTGGATCCAAATCACGCAGGAGCAAATGATGAAGGGCTTGTATGCAAACATCCATGCCAAGCGCAAAAGGATTGCCGCTGGCAGCGGCGAGAAGATGCGTAAAGCAGGCGCTAAAGGCGCACCAACAGCCAAAGCCTTCAAGAAGGCCGCTAAGACAGCCAAAAAGCCGGCCAAGAAGAAGAGCGCCAAGAGGTACGCATAATGAATTACGGAGATCTCAAGGCCCATTTCAACGACCTGCTGAACAGGTCTGATATCACCTCTAGCCTGACGACCAGGTTCATTGACCAGGGGATCTCCCGCATCCAGCGCCAGCTTCGCACACCTCTGAACGAGAAGAGTAAGACCTACACGATCACAGCGTCTACGTCTGAGCTGGTATTGCCTACAGACTTTCTCGAGATTATCTCTCTATACAGCTCTGAGTATGAGCTACGCCGCACCACCATGTCGGAATACAGGGCACTTGCAAACAACGCATACACAGGCAAACCGCAAGTGTTTGTGCGTGAGCAGGAGAAGCTGAAGCTGTTCCCACAGCCCACGTCTGGTTCAGTCACACTGTATTATTACGGTGAATTCGACGCTATGTCTGCGGACAGCGATGAGAACAAGCTCGCCCAGGTAGCACCAGACCTCATCATTTATGCAGGGCTCAGCTATGGAGCGGACTTCTACTTAGATGAACGTGCTTCCCTCTTCGAGCAGAAGTACCAGGCATTCCTTTCCGAGATCCAAGAGCAGGCAAATGACCAGGAGCTCAATGGAGGCACCCAGTCCATTCGTCCTGCCTATGGCTATAGGGATTATGACTGATGGCGAACTCTTCCTTCTTCAAGACCAGCGGCAGCTCAGTAACAACAGAGAGCACCATCCAGAGCTCTGTCGATGCCGCAGCGGCCTCTGCAGCCGCAGCCCTGGTATCACAGAATGCCGCCGCAACGTCAGCAACAGATGCAGCCGCCGAGGTTGCTTCCGTTCCGCAAACCATCGCCAACAAGTTCGGCGCCATCACAACATCAACCACGACCGCCGCCGAGGGCTCGAGTGCTGTGGTCTCCTACAGCTCAATCAATGACACCCTGGACTTCACCATTCCCAGGGGAGACACAGGCGCTACCGGCGCAACAGGTACAGCCGCCACCATCGGTGTTGGCACGGTCACAACAGGCGCTGCCGGCTCCTCTGTCACTATCTCCAACAGCGGCAACAGCGGCGCTGCTGTCTTCGACTTCACGATCCCGCAAGGCATACAGGGTATCCAAGGTATCCAAGGTATACAGGGTGTCCAGGGTCCATCAGGCACCATCTCTGTCGGTACAGTCACGACAGGTTCGCCGGGATCCTCTACAACTGTAACCAACAGCGGATCCAACACTGCTGCTACCTTCGACTTTGCTATCCCTCGCGGTGACGTTGGAGCTACCGGCGCGACCGGCGCAACCGGAGCGCAGGGTCCGGCTGGTACCATTGGTGTCGGTACAGTCACCACAGGCGCTGCTGGTTCGTCTGTAGCCATCACGAACAGCGGCTCGAGCTCCGCAGCCACACTCAACTTCACCATCCCTCGCGGCGACGTGGGCGCTACTGGAGCAACCGGCGCCACAGGGGCACAAGGTCCGCAGGGCATCCAAGGGCCGGCAGGATCAGACGCGGACGCCATTCCGATGGCCATTGCACTGGGGTAACAGGACATGCCAAACACGTTTAAGAACTACACCAAAGACGGATCCGCGACCGCAGCTAATGCGAACATGGATGTCTACACCGTGCCGGCATCGACCACCGCCACGGTCATCGGCCTCACCGTCGCGAACATTACCACTTCGCAAATCACCATCGATGTCAAACTGATCACCTCATCTGGTGATGATACTTTCATCTTAAAAGCAGCCCCGGTCCCTGTGGGATCCGGTATCGTTCCAGTAGGCGGCGACCAGAAGCTAGTGATGGAGACAGGTGACATCCTCCGCGTCATCTCCAGCGCAGCCAACTCCGCCGACAGCACGGTGAGCGTACTGGAGATTAGCTGATGGCGTATGTAGGTAATCAGCCAAGCGGCAACTTCGTTCAGGTCACGTCTCAAACAATCACAGGCAACGGCGGCGCAACCTACACCCTCGACAGACCAGCCGGTAACTCCGCTGAGATCGAGGTGTTCGTCAACAATGTCCGACAGGACCCAGCCAGCTATAGCGTGACAGGCACTAGCCTGACCCTCGGCGGCAACATCGCATCGACTGATAGCTGCTATGTGGTCTTCCAGTCAGCCGGGGTAGGGACGGTCAGCCATCCAGCGACCAACAATCTGCAAGCAGCGGACGGTACGTTCACTGGTGACCTGACGGTTGACACCAACACGCTGTTTGTCGATGCGGCGAACAATCGTGTGGGCGTGGGGACGACTTCGCCAGCATTCGGTAGCGGTTCTGGTTTGGAGATTGAAAGAGCAGGCATTTCAACCATAAGGCTAGATGACTTAACTGACAGCACAGCCATTGAAATAAAAGCAGCAGTGGGTGCTGTGGCAATTGATGGCAGAACAAATCATCCTATGCTTTTTGCGACAAATGGCACAGAACGTATGCGAATCGACGCATCAGGCCGCGTGACGATGCCGAACCAGCCAAGGTTTCGTGCGCGAAATAGCGGCATCACAAACTACACCAGCAACGGCGCAATATCTTTCAACACCGAAGACTTCGATGTTGGCAACAATTACTCAGGCTCGACTTTCACCTGCCCCGTCGATGGTCTGTATTTCTTCAGTTTCAATCTGTTCGCAAATACTGGCCACAGTGCAAACGTGGACCTGCTGCATAACGGTGGGTTTATCGGTCGAGCAGAACGTGGAGTCACAACTGGCGGTTATGAAACGATAGGGTTCTCTCTGATCTTTGAATGTTCTGCCAATGACGCCGTTCGACTGCAGCTCAACTCTGGTCAGGTCCATACCAATAGCGCGTTGAACTTCTTCACCGGCTATTTAATCGGCTAACTCACAGGAGAAATCAAATGCCGGATATCACTATCACTCTCACCGACACCGAGAACAAAGCACTCGAATACTGTGCTGTCTCAGTACAGGATTGGGCCGACAACGCCCTCACCAATCGCGCACGTATCGCGAAAGACGAGATCATAGAAAAGCTCGTCAAGCACTGCAACGCTAACGGCATCGCTATCGCCACAGGCGAGGACGCCCAGGTCACACAAGCCTTCGACCTCGAAGTCGTCGATACAGCGGCGAACGTCCAAGCAGCAGCAGAGGCAGCAGCAGCCGCATTGGCCTCTGGCGAATAATCGGAGGTTTCTATGGCCTACATCGGCAAGAGTCCAACCGGCACGGGCGTCCGTAGCCGGTTTTTCTATACCCAGAGTTCCGCTGGCTCTACGTCTATCAGCGGAAACGACGACGACAACCGCACCCTGACATTCAGCGATGCGGAATACGTCGATGTCTATCTGAACGGTTCCTTGCTTGCAAAAGCAGATTACACCGCTGCCTCGAACACCATCAGTGGCCTAGCTGCACTCGCATCTGGCGACATCGTTGAGGTGGTCGTCTACGACATCTTTACCGTGGCTGACACGGTGTCTGCGTCGGCTGGCGGCACATTTTCTGGTGCGGTTGGGTTTAGCGGTGGCATCACTGGCGATGTGTCTTTTGACACCAACACGCTGCACGTTGATGCGACCAACAATCGTGTGGGGGTAGGAACTGCCAGCCCCGCCAATTCTGTTGAGATTTCAGCTGCCAACCCAACAATCCGCCTCACTGACACAAACGCAAGCAATCAGTACAGCACCATTTCTGGCAACGCTGGCAGTGTGGTCATTAAGGCAGACCAAGAAGATAGTGCAACAGGCTCTATCCGTTTCTTTGTAGGTGGCAGCGAAAAGGGACGTTTCCTTGAAGGCGGCGGCCTCACCTTCAACGGCGACACGGCGGCGGCAAATGCGCTGGATGATTATGAGGAGGGTACATATTCTCCAAGCGTTTCAGGAAGCACAACCGCTGGCACTGGCACTTTTTCTTCTCTTAGCGGCGCATACACTAAAATAGGCAATCGGGTTTTTGTTTCTGTGCTTATAGCACACTCAAATACGCACACCTTGACCGGTGCGTATCAACTTAGTTTGCCGTTTACATCTACTAGCAATGGTGGTGGCGGTTTTATTAGTTACAAAACAGGCTGGGTTACTAACGGCCCAGATATGGCCGATATCGCTACAGGTCAGGCTTTGTGTTATCTGCGATATGACACAAATACTGGGATTGGCGATATACCGGGTTCGTACACGCAAAACGGCAGTACAGCACGAGTGCATATTATCTATGATGCAGCATAACCCCACCAGCCGGTAGGGGTCGGACAGGTCGCAGCCAAGCGACGGTAAACAAAGGAGTAAACAATGGCACTGACAGAAACATTTGAATACGACTGCGAGGTGCGTGGCCCATACAAGGCCGTGCAGGTTCGCAAGGCTCGTATTATTATGGACGACGGCAACGAGATTAGCCGCACATATCACCGGCACGTTTTGCAATGCCGCACCAAGTCCGGCGATAGCTGGGGCGACACCGACATCTCTGGCGAGGATGCCAGCGTACAGGCTGTGTGCAACGCCGTGTGGACTAGCGCAATCAAGTCTGCCTACGAGACATTCGCAGACAGCCAGAGCGTGTAAGGGGATAGCGGCA